AAATCCGTCTACCATCGAAACCTTCGGGCCTTGTTGAAGAACATCAAGGATACGTATCGGGCCAACACCCTCTGCTTCTTCGTATGCGAGTCATCCAGGACTATCCAACTTGCCGCAGAACAGTTGGCTGGAGATAGCTTTGAAATGGATGCCAAAGGTCCTTTTGTCAGCGCATACAGCTCGCCCGAATGCACGGCCTTGAGAAAGAAGCTAAAGGAAAGCATCGCCAAGAACCTGATCTGTTCGGTCGATGACGTATTCGGCTATGACAAGTATATCCTCATGGCAAATAATAAAGCGGCAGCCCGGCGTAAACCCGGTTCTATGCTCCAGGCTGAAGATGAAGACTACGAGAGCTTCGGCGAATACGAGCTCGAAGATGGGTGCAGCGAGTCAGATATCAAGCGGGAGTTTATCAAGTACTCCAAGGGGAACAAGTCGGCCAAGATCTTTGCCAACGAGTTCATCGAGACCATCTCAGCCAACTTCTAAGATGATGGATAAGGGTAACCCTATGATGGTAGGATCAAAGGTCGTGGCAGTCATTCTGGTAATTCTGGCAGGTTCTACAAGCATATTGATATCAATGGCTTGTAAAAAAGTGCAGTTTATGCTACTTTGTTGTGTACAATGTTGCTAGTGTATGGTATACTAGTATCCGTAAATGAGTGCAAGTGCAAATAACGAAATGGAGATTATGAAAGCACAAATGCAGCAAGCGGTGGACGCCCTCATCCGTGAAAAGGGCAATGTGGTTCGTCGTTCGGACATCAAGGAGGCCTGCGTCAAAGCGGGTATCACCAACGAGCGGCTGATCTGGAATAACCTGTGCCGCGCGGACTTCCGCGCCGCTGGTCGCGGGATGTACGACATCTCGAAGTTTGGCCAGGGCGGTTTCCGTAAGGCGCGGGGTGTGAAGATCGAAGACACCTCGACGCAGGCGCCTGCGCCGACGGTTGAGGAGTCTGAGGCTAAAGCCTCGGAAAGTCTTTAATCAACCTCAGGTGAAAGATTCCACGCGGGTCAAAACGAGTACTATGACAAAATCATTGAACATGGTTACCAGCCTTTGTGACGAGGTCGATAACATCGGCTATGTCCCAACGGTAAACCCCAACTACGTCAAGTGGGGGTCCTTCAGCGACGTGGAAACAATCGTCAAAGCGAAGAAGTTCTTCCCGGTGTACATCGCCGGTCCGTCAGGCAACGGCAAGACCATGATGGTCGAGCAGGCCTGCGCGAAAGCCAAGAGGGAATACATTCGCGTGAATCTTTCACCTGAGACGGACGAGGATGACTTGATCGGCGGGTTCCGACTCAAGGACGGCAACACCGTCTTTGTCAAGGGGCCGGTGATCAAGGCCATGGAGTCCGGTTGCATCCTCCTGCTGGACGAGCTCGACAGAGCTACGAACAAGATCATGTGCCTTCAGTCGGTACTCGAGGGGAACTCAGTTCTCCTGAAGAAGACTGGGGAAACGATCTTCCCAGCAGAAGGGTTCAACATCATTGCTACGGCTAATACGTCGGGACGCGGGTCCGATGACGGTCGATACACTGCGGCTTCGATTCTCGATGACGCATTCCTCGAACGGTTCCCGATCACGATCAACCAGCCGTGGCCTTCCAAAGCAATTGAGAAGAAGATCGTCATGAATGCGATGGAGTTCAACTCCTGCACGGATGAAGACTTCGCCGACAAGCTAGTAACGTGGACCAAGATCATCCGGGACACCTACGACGCCGACGGTATCGACGACGTCATCTCGACTCGCCGACTCGACCACATCATCCAGGCCTACAGCGTGTTCCGCGACCGAGTCAAGTCCATCACGCTGGCCGTCAACCGGTTCTCACCCGAGACTTCCCTGGCGTTCATCGACCTTTATACGAAGATCGATGCCGGTGAGTTGAAGGATGAACCTTCCGCGCAGAACCAAGAGCCCAAGTTCTAAGGTGACAATGTGAAGAAAGCTAAAAGCCAAGAACTGGTAAGACCTGGCACAAATACTCTGTACGAGAAGCGTGGAAACAAATACGTTCCGGTTGCAGAGTATTATACGTGCGACTACTTCAGAAAAGGCAACTATCTACTTCAGATCATGCCGGGAATGACTTCGATCGTCAGCATGGTCCACCCAAGAACCGTGCCTGAAGTAGAGTCGGCGTTGCAATACGTGTCGGAAGGCATGCTCCATGCTATGCGTGACAAGGCTCGGACTCCGGTCAATCCTTCACCCGATAATCTAACGCCTAAACAAAAGAAGGCGTTGGAGGCTTGGCGGGATGCGTTCGGAGACAATCCTGTTTGGTTCCCAAGCCAGCAGGACATCGTTGATGCCGGAATCAGCATGCTACGAAAAAGATTGGAAGAGACGACGAAATACTAGTGTACAAAAGCAAGACAAGGTGATATAATACGAGACATTATGAAATTATCAGCAAACACAATCAAGATCCTGCAGAACTTTGCAGGAATCAACCCAAACATCGTAGTCAACAAGAACGATGGTGCCCTGAAGACCGTATCCGAAGCCAAGAACATCATGGCTCGGGTTGCGATTGAAGATACCATCGACGCTTCGTTTGGAATATACGACCTGAACGAGTTCCTTTCGGCCGTGAATCTTGTAGATTCCCCGAACTTCACGTTCAGCCCGACAACCATCGAGGTCCGAGGCGACGACGACAAGCATGGGTTGGTCTACTTCTGCGCGAATCCCGAAATCCTTACATACCCAAAGAAGGACATCACGGATCCGACGTATGAGGTGGACTTCGTACTCACTCAGGAAAACATCAACGCAATCAAGAAGGCGGCCGGAGTGCTTGGGTTCGAGAGTTTCTCGCTCATCAAGAAGTCAGGTTCCTCCGATATTGTTGCACAGGTCTCAGACCCGAACAACAAGTCGTCCAACGCATACCGTATCGTTGTGGGTAGCTCCGACAACAGTGCGGAATTCTCGTTTGACTTCATGATCGCCAACCTAAAACTCTTGCCCAGCGACTACCTGGTCAGCTTGAGCTCCAAGCTTATCAGCCGCTGGCATGCGCAGAGCAGCCCGAACGTTGACTATTGGATTGCTCTCGAGTCAACAAGCAACTACACAAACTAAGGAAAGAACATGTCAGAAGAAATCACACCAGGTCCTATCAGCGTAGACTTCGCTGCCGCGGCCGAAGGAAAAACGGCAGAGCAACAGAAGCCCTCGCTCGTCGTTGAGATGGATCGCCTCACCCAGGAAACGGTTACCGTCTCGCCTGCCTTGATCATCAACGCGCTCAAGTGCATCGATGCCGCGGCCCAACGCGGAACGTATCAGGGTGGTGAGCTATCGGCGGTAGGCGGGGTGCGCGATGCACTCTACTCCAAGGTCTCCACCATCGTGGAAGCGCTGGATAAACAAGCCAAAGCCGAAGCTGCAGCAAAGAAGGGATAAGGTAGCAAAATATGACGAACCTTTTGTGGTCCGAAGAATATCGACCGAAGAAGATCAGCGAGTGCATTCTCCCAAACGAGATTGCCGCCACCTTTGGCGAGATCGTATCGCAAAAGACGGTTCCGAACATGCTACTCTCGGGTGGCAGTGGTCGAGGTAAGACCACTGTCGCTCGAGCCCTTTGCAATGAGCTTGAGCTCGACTACATCCTGATCAACGGTTCGGAGGATAGCGGTATCGACGTTCTCCGAACCAAGATCAGGCAGTTTGCCTCAACCCGTTCCATCATGGGCGGGGACAAACATAAGGTGGTCATATTGGACGAGGCCGACTACCTCAACGCATCCTCAACACAACCGGCTCTACGGGCATTCATCGAAGAGTTCTCAGGCTCATGCCGATTCATACTTACGTGCAACTTCAGGAATCGAATCATCGAAGCCCTGAAGTCCCGTTGCACGTGCATCGATTTTACAACAGACAAGAAGACCCTTGCCCAGTTGGCAGGGAAGTTCCACAAGCGGGTATGCCGCATCCTAGAAGAAAACAAGGTCAAGTACGAGCCTCAACTCGTTGCCGAGATGATCACTCGGTTTGCACCCGACTGGCGCCGAATCCTGAACGAGTGCCAGCGGTATTCCATGAACGGCGAGCTTTCTTCAGCCGCGCTGTCATCCCTCTCGGACGAAAGCTTCAATGGCCTCATCGAGAGTCTCAAGACCAAAGATTTCAAGGGCATGCGCAAATGGGTTGCTGTCAATACGGACCTGGACGCGGCCACGGTGTTCAGAAAGATCTACGACAATCTATCAGAGACCGCCGACCCGCAATCCATACCCCAAGCGGTTTTGATCATAGCCGATTACCAGTATAAGGACGCATTCGTTGCCGATCACGAAATCAACCTTGTTGCCGCACTTACAGAGATGATGCGCGATGTCAAGTGGAAGTAAGAAGCTATCACCATTTGACTTCATCAATTCGATAAGCTCGCCATCAAAGCCTAACTTGATGGCCGGCGATCCCGAATCGAAGAAGCAATACCTTCCATACATCGTAAACCGGCAGCTATCCTACTTCCAAGATACTGTCCTGTTGTCCAACGAGATGAACCAATCTCACAAGCTGGACAATCAGATGCAGTACGATTTTCTTCGGCATACAGTTCGAGCCAAGAAAAGGTTCGCCAAATGGATCAAGCCTGAAGAGATCGAAGACATCAACGTTGTTGCCGAGTACTACGGCATGAGCAAGGAAAAGGCTCGTGCTGCACTTTCGATTCTAGATAAATCTGCTATCGAGTCCATGCGTAAAAGCATTTTCTGCGGGGGTTTGGCTAAAGATAAATAGTTTGCATACTGTTTATCACAAACTCTAACACAGAAAACTTTACGTATGACATATGATAATGACCGATTGATTGAAAATTGGTCTCCGGAAGACATGATCGAGGTCCTTCTAAAGGAACCCGATGATTTTCTTCGTGTCAAGGAGACGCTAACACGTATCGGTGTTTCATCCAAAAAGGAAAAGAACACGCTTTACCAGAGCTGCCATATCCTTCACAAGCAGGGTCGGTACTTCATCGTCCATTTCAAGGAGCTTTTCATGCTGGACGGCAAGTACTCGAACTTCAGTGAGAACGACAGGGACCGCCGAAACACCATCATCACCCTGCTCTCCGACTGGGGACTCCTCACGATTGCCCATCCTGATAGGATTCAGGGTAAGGCTTCGGTACGGCAGATCAAGATCCTACCTTTCAGCGAAAAACCAAATTGGAAGCTTGAAGCTAAATATACTATCGGTAACGTGAAGAAAAAGCAGCAATGATATCATGGTCATAACCATCACACGGAGATAACTCAATGTGCGTCGTTGCAGTCAAGTACCTCAAGGATTACGGTTGGGTCGGTGCCAAGAACCGAGACCGCAATTACCAGACCGAAGTCGAGATCGTTCAGTCAAACCGCAACGATATCCAAAGGCTCTACATCGATGACCAGTTGAGCAGGTGGACCGAAGGACTCAACGAGTTCGGGGTATCCATCATCTCAGCTTCTTTCTCTGTCAAGAGCGACGAGAAGGAAGGCGAGAAGGTAGCCGGTAAAAGTCAGAAGAGAAGGGAAGAACCCAACTACTATTCTCCCGACGGCAGGGATATACGCAACGCCTTGATGCGCGATAACCCGTTGGATGCCGTAAAGTTTCTCGTTTCAAGGGAACTGGCCGGGGCGACCTTCGTTTTTGACGAGAACACGTGCTACCTGCTAGAGGGTGGGTTTACCGTAAGGATGGATGATGAAACGGCGGATAACCCTCGCGAGTATCACTACAAGGTCACTGAGATCCCTCGGGATAGAGGTATGGCCTGTAGGACCAACCATGGCATCAACCTACCTCAGCTAGGTTATAAGAAGGATGCCGATGATGAATACATCATCCGCTCGAGAATGAGTTCCGAGAAGAGATACGGCTACACCAAGAAGTTCATTGCAGCCGAGATGACGAACCCTTCCGAGCTCATCGACGCCCTTGCCCGCACTCCGGACGAAGACAGGTTCATGAACCCGATACGCACAGGCGACCCGAAGAAGGGTGATATGGTTACGACCGGTCAACTCCTGCTCGTGCCGAAGGAGAGAACCCTTCACTACCGCCCGATCTACTCAGCGGTAAGCTTCAAATACGATAAGCTCAACGGACCAAAAGCAAAGACATTTTTCGAGATCATCTCAAGCCGCTCACTTTTGTCATTCCAAGAATACTTTTCCAATCCGGAAAAGGAATTTCTGATATAAATACGGATCGATACGGCGTGTCTCGTGTGGGAGCGCCGTTGCAGAGAAAACAACAATAACTTGCTTAACAAGGAGTTAGCATGACAACGTATTATACCTACAGTCCGTTCACGGTCGGTTTCGAATCTGTCTTTGGCCGTCTTGGCCAGATGGATAAATCGGCCCAATCCTATCCACCTCATAACATCGTCAAGGTTGATGAGGACACCTACCAGATCGAGATGGCCGTTGCAGGCATCAAGCAGGAAGATCTGGATATCACGGTAAAGGATAACGACCTGGTCATCTCGTATGACAAACCCACCCAAGACGAGCGCGATTACCTGCACAAAGGCATCAGCACTCGCAAGTTCCGCAAGGAGTTCACCCTTTCGGAATACGTCTACGTAAACAAGGCCGATCTCCAGAACGGCATCCTCACCATCACGCTCAGTCGTGAAGTTCCGGAGGAGAAGAAGCCTCGCAAGATCGCAATCAACGGAGCTTCTGCCAAGAAGGAATTCCTTGGCGGATAGTTGCAACGTTTGGTGATTGGGGAAGGCGCGTTGCTTCGGTGACGCGCCTTCTTTCTTGTATTTTTTTGTTTACTTTGGTCCCGTCATTTGGTATTATGTAGGCATGTTTGAATTCTACACATCGATCGATCGTTATGGTAACAGCCTCTTGTACCGCGGCTACGACGCCGAGGGCAAGCGAGTTGAGAAGCGGGTCAAGTTCAAGCCGCGTCTGTTTGCACACAGCAAGAAGGGTGACACCGAGTTCAAGTCAATGTACGGCACGGCGGTCAAACCCATCGACCTCGAGTCCATGGGTGAGATGAAAGACTTCGTCAACAGCTATGTCGGCGTACAAGACTTCGAGCTATGCGGCACCGAGCGGCATATCACATCATTCATCCAACGCGCATTCCCCAACGAGATCAAGTTTGACCGGCGAATCATCAACATCGCAAACATCGATATCGAAACGGCGATAGGTGACGGCTTCCCTGAACCATCGACCGCGCTGCAGGAGATCAGGGCCATCACCGTACGCTGTTCTCGAGATCACAAGTATCGGGTATGGGGACTCAAGAAGCAGTACTTCGCCCAACCCAACGTGGTCCACACCTATTGCGAGTCCGAGGCGGCACTTCTCGAGTCCTTCCTCAAGTTCTGGACAGACAAGTTCTACGCACCCGACGTCATCACCGGCTGGAATACTCGGTTCTTCGACATCCCGTACCTTTGCAACCGAATCATTCGCGTTCTCGGTGAGGAGAAGGCCCGAACCCTTTCGCCTTGGAGAAAGATCGACCAGTACGACGTCACCATCAATACCCGAAAGCAGATGTCCTACGATATCGTCGGCATCCAGCATCTCGACTACATGGAGCTGTTCAAGAAGTTTGCCTACACCTACGGTAACCAAGAATCGTATTCCCTGAACCATATCGCCCATGTCGTGCTCAACGAGCAGAAGCATGAGTATTCCGATGTCGGCACGCTCAATGACCTGTACGAGAAAGACTACCAACGCTTCATCGACTACAACATCCATGACGTAGAGCTCGTTGACAAGATCGACGAGAAACTCGGCCTGATCGATATCGTTTTCACCATCGCCTACATGGCCGGAGTCAACTATACCGATTCCCTTGCCACCACACCAGTGTGGGATGCGATCATCTACCGCAGGCTGTATCGCCAAAACGTGATCGTTCCATTCAGCAACGGCGCAAAGCAGAAGACTGATTATGCCGGCGGGTACGTGAAGCCGCCT